GCAGGAGCCGTTCTATGATGCCCCGGAAGGAAGTGTCTCTGATCGTGTCAATGAAATCGTAATAGTTCTTCAGGTCGCTTTCCCCGGTTGCGTTCATCCCTGCCGGGCTTCTGCCGAACAGCTTTGTCACCGGGATTCGTGCCGCTCCGCTTACATCCATCATCATCCTGTCATACACATCAGCAAGCCCCGCAAAGCTGTATGACTGCTGATGCATCACATCGCCTTTATTGACGATGCGTGTGCCGAAATTGCTTTCCATGATGGACTGCGCCGCCATGACATTCCAGAAACGCCGTTGCATTTCCGTGTTGGCAGTGCCAAGCAACTGGTCGAGTCCGTCTGTCTCCATGTAGGTGACATTCGCACGGAAGGTCAGAGAAGCCATGTTCGCCGCCACATTGTCATGGCGTACTAAATCCTGATAGATTGCTTCGACTTCCGATTCACCCCAATACAGTTCCGTGACCTGCTCAAGCCACGGAAGTTCTCTGCCGATGAAGCGGATGATGCGGGAGTGGTGTACGTTTGCCACCATGTATCCCCGTTCCTCATCACGGATGGTGTAATAGTCAGGCAGACCGAAATCAGCGTCATCAGGGTCGGTGACGATTGAGGTGGAAGGATATACACCCGTCCACCTGTCAAGAATCAGAAGCCCTTGGAAGGAATCCGGGGTGACCATATCCATGTCAAGGGGCTTGCTCATGTCATCCTGCCCCTTTATCATGATTACGCCTGCCGCACCACCGTACAGCCTCGCCCAATACATTCCCTTCTTGATGGATTCCCGCAGGTGGGTCTTTCTTTCAAGCCTGTTCCACTTGTCCAGATACTCCGGGTTGACGCTTGTCTTCAATTCGTACCATTTCCGGGTGACATCATCAGGCACAAGCGCAACGATGTTCTGCACGACCCAGTTTTCCCGGTACAGCGTTGTCAGCAGTTCGTAGTTCTGCGTCATCCGTGTCGGGGTGTACTGCGTCCCCTGCATCAGATCAAAAGTGCCGAAGCCTAACCGGGCGGCAGGATTGCTGAACGCATCCATTGTCGGTGTTCTGTTTTTCTTTCTTCTGCTCATGCCGATTTTCTCCAATCAGGTAAAACCGTTCTCACATAATACCGTAATGCGTCAGGCGCATGGTCTTGCATCTTCACGGGCTTTTCTTCCCCCCGTTCTTCTGCCTTTGCGTCCCACACATACGACCGCAGTTCCCGGATAAGCCCGGTACAGCGTTCATGGATGTGCAGGTGATTCAACGTGAAAAGGGTTGCCGTTTCCCGGATTCCGTCCAGTACATCGTTATTCCCTTCACGCACATAAAAACCCCTCTGCCGAAGTTCCGTAATAAAGGACTTGGCAGAAGGGTCAACCACTATCATGCATTGTTCCTGCGGATCATCTGTCATGAATTCCCGCATAGCGTCTGCGTATTCCGCATCTGTTTTGTTTGGCACAGGGAGCCGCCGGGCTTCTTCGCTCTTTGAATCCCACCGCCACTCGTTTTCTATCCAGATGTCCTGACCATCGTCCCGGATGTCCAGAAAGACACAGGGGTTCGTTGTTCCGTAGTCACAAGCAATATACCGCACCGAAGTGTTAAGCGTTGTAATCGGGCGGGTGTCCTCGTTGTAGATATTGGCATCGCTGAACATGGAATAGATCAGCCCCTCTGCCACAGCCCACAAGCCCTTGACATACCTCAGGTAAAACACACCCGAATACATATCCCTGTATCTTGCCTTTATATCTTCAGACAGGCTGAGATTATCGTCCATCATAAAGTGCAGACACAGCAGACCTTTTTCGTCAGCCCGGTCTATCCAGTTGCGCTTGAACCAGTGGAGAGGGGCTTCAGGGTTGCAGTTGAACCACATCTTACTGCCGTCTACGCTTAAACGACCTGTAGCCTGATTCACGAATGATTCGGGCATCAGGGCAACTTCATCGAAGTACGCCCCCGCCGCAGTAAGACCCTGCACTAAATCCTGTGACGCTTCATCCTTGCCGCCGAACACATAGAAATCATTCGTTTTAAGCCCCTTAGAAACCCGTAGAAGCCCGTCTGTCTGAAGATACCTACAGGAATACCCCCTGCCCGGCAAAATGGCTTGCAGGGGCTTCAGGACGTTCCTCTGGAATGACTTCACGGTCTTGCCCGCCATTATGAAGTTCTGACGGTCGAAGTTGGTCATACCCCAGATAACAAAGGACACCGCCATTGCAACGGTCTTCCCGGATCGTATAGCCCCGTCTGCAATGATCCCCTGTTTACCCTTCACCGGGGAATCATCACGCCACCAGTTGAACAGCATCCGCTGTTTTCGGGATAATGCCACCCATTTAAACATTGTCCACCTTCCAGTCTTCCTGTGCTGTTCCCTTTATCGCTTCAGTGAATCCGTCATCAGGAATGTCAGCCGTTGATACATCCGGGACATCCCTCTGACCGAGGTACTGCTTGCCAAGAAAGATCGCCATTGCGGCGTTTTTCTCCGCTATTTTGAATTGATACCGCCGAAGTGATATTTTGCCGCTCTGCGAATATCTTTTAAATGCGTCCGCAAATCCTGCTGAATACGTTCGCTTACACCATCTCTCAACAGTGTCCTCGGAACAACCGAACCACCCGGAAATTTCTGCTAGGGTGCATTGCAGTCCGCACAGCTTTTCAAACTGGTCTGCATCTATTTCCTTTCTCGGTCTTGCCATTCTTTGGTTCCCTCTTGTTGGTCATGATATAAAAGAATGGTGTATCAAGTGCGGCAAGGATAAACTTCAAACAATACTGTCCAACCATCATCGCCGCAAGCATTGACCACATATTTGGGTTAAATGCCCATCCGAAGCCGATGCCGAAGGAAATGCCGATGAATAGCACCGTGTCAATGACCTGTGATGTCATAGTCGAGCCGTTATTCCACATCCATCTGCCGCCGTCCGTGCTTCCGTGCTTTCTGATATACGCATTTCTGATTTTATGGAAGAACCAAACATCCCATGTCTGAGATGCAAAATAGGCGACCAGACTGCCGCACACAAAGATGTAATTCTGACCGAGAATTCTGTTGTATGCTTCCTGTGCGCCCGCATCAGCCGCAGGCAGGAACTGCGTAAAGATAATTAATGCCGTTGCCAATGCCTGACAGATAAAGCCTTGTATGACCGTCTTGTCAGCTTCTTCCTTGCCCCATATTTCGCCAATCACATCTGTCATTAGGAACGTGATTGCATAACACAGAGCGGCTCCCGGAAGGGTAATAATAACCCCGAACAGTGAAATTCCTGTATAAATCAGCTTTGCCGTGACCACGTTTGAAATCACAAGGCTCACGGCAAACACCATTCTCAGTAAAGATAAGTTATATTCCGTCTTGTTCACTTTTGTTTCTCCTTAGTTTTTTATAGTTGGTTTTTGCATACAACTTAAATCACAGGGCGGGGTCTTTTACGCCGTTCACTTTGAATGCTTCAGCCCGGTCAATGCACGTTCCGCACTTTCCGCAAGGCTTATTCCCGCCATTGTAGCAACTCCATGTTAGTTCGTAAGGCACTCCGATTTTAAGTCCTGCTCTTACAACCTCAGATTTTGGGGAAGAAATAAACGGGGCTATTACATGGACTTGTTTCCCGCTTCCTTCATAAACAGCGGCATCAATAGCCCGCAGGAAAGCAGTAGAACAATCCGGGTATGCGTTCCCCGCCGCATCATCTGCGTGCGCTCCGTACCATATTTCAGAAGCCCCAACGCTGACCGCAATACTTGCCGCCGCAGAAAGCATTAACCCGTTTCTGAAAGGTACATACGTTGAAACAGGCTTTGCACCGCCTGTTTCTTTAATTTGCTCTGCATAGCTTCCCTCTGCAATATCCTTCCCGGAATGTGCGAGAAGTGAGCAGTCACTTTTTTGGAATATCTGCGACAGGTCAAGTTCCATTAACTCGACCCCGTAAAACTTTGCCACATCCCTTGCGCTCTTCATTTCCCGGTCATGTTTCTGACCGTAAAACATATTCAGCGCAAGTACATCACCCGGCTCACATTCTTGTAATGCAAGCCCGAGACAGGTTGAAGAATCGACCCCACCCGATAATAAAACAACCTTCTTCATAAGTGTGTCTCCGCCCATTTCTGAAATTTTAACCACTCAACGTAATTGTTGAGTGCCACCCTTCTGCTGTCCCCGAGCCTTTTCCCTTTCGGGGCATCAATCTTTATCATTGTCTTCCCGGTAAACTTATAGACGAATCCAAACCTGTTCCCCGTTGTCCATGCGGTACTGTCCACAGAATCGAAATGGCAAACCTTCAGCCAGTTCAACGCCGTAAAACCAAGCCCGTGAATCTTTGCCCCACGTTTGTGTGCCTCTTTAATAACCGCAGGGAACTTTCCGTATTCATCTGACTTGATTTCTCCCGAAACTATCCCGCCGATTGCAACATAACCATATTCATCGCAGGTCTTTTTAAAATCCTGAACGCCACGGGATTTGTGCCATACCGGGATGCATGGTCTGTTCGTCAACCGTTCCAGTTTCTTACGGAACTGTAATACCCTGTCATAACCAACTACGACATCAATATCCAACTCAAAGTATTTCTGCACATTGTTTTTTATAATGAAATCAGCATACCTTTCAACATATTCGTCCCAGTTGACCGTTTTATTATGACTGCCCTGCATAAAGGTAAACGCCCCGGAATCAAGCAGGAAGTCCCCGAAGTATGGGAGAAGCCTTTCCGTGTCTTCATCGGTGTAGTAGAAGGATTCAAGGATATACGGTCGATGCTTGATTATCGCATCATCGTAAATTCTCTCTTGCCCCCCCTCCACGGCGCTACACCGGCAAGGTATATTTTCATTTTCTTTTATGGGCGAAGTAGCGTCCTGTATCCAATGTCGGCTCTCCCCACCCCGCCAAAAATTTTCAACCTGTAGCCCTCTTATAAACCCGTTGGGGGTAATCTCCGTCCTGCTCATCACTTTCCAAGCAGGATTTAAGTTTCCTGATACCCCCCCCGCCAAAAATATACGCATTGCTTCTCTCTCCTTAAATCTTAGCAATGTATGCGGGGACGCAAGGAACATTTTCACGGTGTGAACCATTCTCCGCAATGCGGACATTGAATCTGCTTCGGTTCTTTCGGCTCTTTCTCCGGGGCATCTGCAAACAGGTTGTCAATATCCATATCAGACCCAATACTGAATCCGAAGTCGAACCCTTCAAAGTCAAGCCCGTCCAGTTCCTCTTCCAGTTTCCCGAAGTCCCACCCGGCGAACTCGTTGGTCTTGTTGGCAAGGATACGGTACTTCTTCTTTTGCAGGTCAGTCAGCCCGGACACCCGGATGACATCGGACTCCTCGTAGCCCATCTTCATCAGGGCAAGCCGTCTGGTATGCCCGGACAGGATCACGTTGTCCTCATCGACTTCAATTGGGTCGATATTCCCACACTGTTGCATGGATGCTATAGTTGCATCCACCGCCTCTTCATTGTGCCGGGGATTGTTTTCATACGGCACAAGGTCGGCGAGTTTCATCCGCAGAAACTCTTTTTCCATTGTCCACCCCTTTCATTTCGTCCACCCCTACAGTTTTCTCCCTTGACCGTTTCTCCCTTTGTTTCTCCAAGGCGGCAGGGTGGATGCCGCCCGGAAGGGAGAAACAGAGAAAAGCGGAGCAATCGCCCCGCTTCTCCGCTTACTGTTTTATCACAGGATTCTCGGCTGTGTCTTGTAAAAACTTGTCAAGATTGTTCTTTCATCATTGCGAACGCCTGTAACGCTTCACCATGCAGGTGGGTAACATACACATAGCTGTAACCCATCTGACAGGCGATCTCCTCAAACTTCATCCCGTGAATGTAGCGGTACAGCAGGATGGAAACATACAGCGGATTCTGTAGGGCTTCGATTTCATCAATGATCCTGCCCCGCACCCGTTCAGCGGTTTCGACCTTTGCGGCGATCTCCCGCTCAAGGTCAAGCAGTCTGTCCGATGGTTTCATAGGGTCAGGGTTGACGCTTGTCTGCACCCGCTCCATGTCGTATGCGATTCCCGGCAGGAAGGTCTGCTCCTTCCGTAGCCGTTCAAGTTGCCCCTTCCTTGCCCGTATAACAGCTTCAATGGTTCTCAGTTGGTTCAGGTATTGTTTAGCGTTCATGCGGTCTTTAAACACCTCGTAAGCAGGTTTTCATACAGTTCCTGATACACAGCCGCCCGTGTTGTCGCTTCGATTAGTTCCTTCGCCTGTGCTTCGGCAAGGTCTGACAATTCGCTGATATC